ACCAGAAGCACCTGAGCCTGAAGTAGTACCAACAGCAAAGCCTGTACCACCAGCAGTGTTTGTTGTTAAGAAAGCAGGAAGACCAGCTGTTTGACGAGCTGTGCCTGAAGCACCTGCTGAAGCAGCTACGTTAGCTGTCAACATGGTTTCCATATCTCTTTTTAGTTCTTTTAGCTTGTAAGCAACTTGCTTGGCAAGCGATTGAGCGTCACCAGCACCATTTACTGCTTCTGCTGTATCTGATACTTCAACTACTTTGTCAGAAATTTGTGTGTAGTTACCACGTCTGACTGCGTTAGTTGGAGCGTCATTACCTGGAGCAGCTTCGCCTTCAATTACTCGGTTAGAGCCGTTCACTGAAGCTAGGTCTACTGTAGCCCACTCAAAGTATGTGTTACCCACATTTTTCTGACCAATAGCGGTCATAAAAGGAGTGTCCGTTGGGGAAATGCTAATCAAAGCATCCTGTAGGTCTTCCCTTAATGTGGTAACGTCATAGGTTTCATTTGTATTTGTTGAAACACCCATTTTTTATCACCTCATAAAAGTTAATATTTAGCTTATTAAAAAACTAGCAACATCATCGATACTGCCAGTATTCCTCATACGATTGGCAACTTCTTGGCGTTTCTTAACAGAGTCAGCTGTTCTGGATTTCTTAGCACCTGCTTTCACCATCGGCTTTGCGCTTTTAACCTTAGCTTGCGCTTTAGGCTTACTTGCTTGCAAAGCGTCATACTTTCTAGCTTTGTCTAATACCAAAATAGCTCTATGGTCCATTACAGAATTAAGTTCTTCAGTTGTATAACCGACTAACATTCCGTAATCTACCAAGTCCTGTTTAAACTTTTGACCTTTCTTGGGGTCAGCAATTTCAGGAATCTTCTGTGACAGCTTCTGCATTTCTTGTTGCAGGTAGACTTGTTGAGCTTGTTGCATATTATAATTTTGCTGTTGCTGTACTTGAGCAAGTTGTGCTTGCTGTTTATCGTAGCCAGCTTTAGCTTCATCGTATGCCATTTTAGCTTCCATGTACTTCATTGGGTTTCGCTTAAACATTTCTTGTTTAGGCGGTACAGGAGCTTGTAACATATTACCCGACTGCATTTGCTGTAAAAGTTCGCTTAGTTGTTGTCTATCGTTAAGTAATGCTTGATACACCTGTTCAGCTTCTTTTTTCTGATTTGCTGCATCTTGCATTCCTTTTTGGATATAAGCTTGCCCACTATAAGACCGCTTTAAATCATCAAGGGTTACTTTCATTTCTTGTCCGTCTACTTTGACGGAGATAAGTTCCTGATAATTGGCATCTTCAGTATCCGCTTCATCCTCGCCAGATTCATCATCAGCATCATCCGTATCATCGTCAGTTACGTCTTCATCAGATTCTACTTCTTCTACTTCTTCTTCCTCTGGTTGCTCTACCTCGTTGTCTTCGGTTGCATCTTCGTCAAGTTGTGCTTCCTTAGGCGCAGAATTAGAACTAGCTAATAAACTATTAGCTATTGAGTCTATTGACCCATCCATTACTATTTCTTCTGGTTTTTCAGTCGATATATCCATCGGTGCTGACTCCTTTATTAGTTGTTTTTCTTATCAAATATCTTCTCGTCATTTATAGATGATTGGAGATGATGTTCGATTTTTTGTATTGCACTCACAACGGAGTGCGCTTCTTCAATATCGGCATTTGTACTACCAATATTTAAGAATACTTTTATTTGGTCATTCTTTATTTCTTCTAATACTTGCTTAAAACTTTCGTTTGCAAGCAATGACCGTGCATTTGCTGCTCTTTGTTTTATATCCATCTATTGCCCGAACTGTCGTTCTCTTGCTTGTAATCTTTGTACTTCAGCTTTATCAAGCTCAGTATTGTATCTGCCAAGAACTTCAGCTGCTTTGATAATCAAGTCTTGGTCCATCTTATCTCTTGCCAAGTCATCAGCTGCAACAGCTTTCTGTGCATCTAACTGCGCTCTCATCATGTCTGTCTGCATCTTAGTTTGAGCTTTCATTTGCTCTGCTTGCAGATACGCTTGATTTGGGTCTTGTTGCTGTGATGCTATTTGTTGCTGTATTTGTTGTTGTTGCTGTAAGAGCATTTGTTCGACTTCAGGTGTCATTGGCATAAAGTATCTGTCAGCATTTCTCACACCAGAAATAGCTAACATATCAGCTAACGTATTTCTAATCTGAGTCATATTGACCAGACCGTTCATAGGTCCGTAGTTCTGCCATATCTGCATTTGCATACTAAGAGCCTGATTGAGTGATGCAAGTTTAGCGTCTTCTTTACCTGTGCCTAATCCTACGTTGACAGAGATATCCATATTGGTATTCCATACTCTAGGGTCTATAGGAACAAACTGACCGTTCAAACGCATAAATACTGAGTCATCAGCATTTTTAATCATTTCATGTAACATTAATTTAAACAGTTGTTTCATACCGCCTTCTGCAAAGTTTCTTGCGATTACTTCTACCTGACCAGCGGCTGCTGATACGGTTGTAGCTACAGCAGTAGCGGTGGTGTTTTTAAGTGCATCTGGGTCTAACCCTAATGATGCTTTGGATACACCTGTTTTGGTTTCTACTACTTCATCCATGTACTGCAATGCAGGAAGTGTTGCACCTGCTATAAAAGGTACACCGATAGGCTCTATACCACCTGCTTGACGCATACGGATAATAGCTCCTATTTCGTTATTAAGTACGTCATCCATGTTTACGACATCTTCAATAACACCCAGTTGTGGGTTATTAGATAGAGCTACGTTATCAAGAATACCTCTAAGCATAGATGTTGTAGCATCTTGGTCATTAATGACTAAATCAGCTATAGAACGACCATAGAAAGTATGAGGCTCTGGGTCGCACTCAAATACTGCAAATGGAATACCATCACATACTTCGTAGTCTAAGAGTTTGTAACCACTGCCACCCAAGATAAATTTATACATCATAGGCACGCCTTTGCCTTCGATATCCATTTTCATGTAGGCTTCAGTTACGAGAACCATTTTCATTGATGGGTCTTGATGGCTTTCTTCGGTTCTGTCTTTAAAGTAACCACGTCTTGCGTATTCTTCTTCATCGACCATTGTTCCTGATTCAGTAATTCCAGATAAGTTATAAACTTCATCAAAGTCATATCCCATCTCAACTAAATCACCAACACGCATCTCTGTTCTGTGTGCTACTACATAAGCGTTATCTATGCTTCTAGCATTTCTGTCTACAAAGAATTCTTCAGGTGGTACAGACTCTACGCAAAGTTTTCCTTTGTCTTCTGTTTTAAGAATCTTAATACCGTGATTCTTTCTTTCTACTTCTACGCCTGTTTCGTCTATTTCTATTTCAACGGTTTCGCTATGCTCTAATACTTCTATGTTGTCCTCATTAACAATAAGAGCAAACTCATCGTCATTAAGGTTTTCAAATGTATAAGATTTAGCTTCTTGGTAGTCTTCCCAATAAACTTTGACAATACCAGCCTTCTTAAGCAAGGCATCATGGAAAGCATCATTGATGATTTTATAACCACCCATTTCTTGAAACTTCCAGTGCATATAGCTATTAGCTTGCTCGGCATTGGCAAAATCTTCAGGACCTTTTGGAACATACTCTACAGGTCTTTCGTTAGATAAAAAAATACGCATTAAGCTAGGCTTAATAGAACGTATAACATCTCTTACTTTAGTAGATACAACTTTAGAACGACCTTGCTCATAACCGATGTCTACTTCACCATCAAAGTATCTTTGTGCTTTGACACGCTCTGGTGATATTTCAGATTCGTGAAAGTCTACAGCATCATCAACTGCATTAGAGATAATGTTTTCTATTTCTTGTTCTTTTAGTTTTTTAGGTTTCATCTTAATAATCCATTATTTATAGCGTAATCATATGCTCTCCGAGCATTTACACTTAATTGGTCTTGCAAATTTTCATTTTTTACATCTTGCAAAGAGTTAATTTGGTCTTGTGATAAATTCATTGTTTGAACTTCAATAGGCTGTTCTCCATCCATAGCTGGCAATAATTCTTGCCTTAATGTTGGGTCTATATTGCCTAAAGCTGGAATAGTTTGCATAAAATGATTTCTTATTGCTACATCTAAACTTCTTCCAGCTGGACCAACTAAAGCATAAGTTTGATTATGAATATTTAATAAAATTTCTCTTTGTAAATTTTCAAAATCCCTTCTTGAGCCACTCATAACAATATCGGTAATAGCTTGAGCATCAAATGAATTTTCTTTATTAGGACCTAATAAACGAGCTAAATCATTAGCTGCATTTGTTATTTGACTTGTAAGTTCTGTTTTTCTTTTTGAGTTTACCAATCTTCCTAAAATTCTAACACCGTCAACCATTCTATTTAATGCACTCATGTGTATTTGCGGCATAACAGCAGTTAAATTTTTATATAAACCTGAGCCTGATTCTTTGTCTAATTGTGAATCTAAACTTCCCTCTCTTTGAGCTTTAGTAATTAATTGATTTAATTCATAGTATTGTTGCTCTTGAGTAATTTGTTTCATAAAGTTATTATAATCAGCATCTGGTAAAACTTGGCGTAACCTTATAGTAGCTAATTCACTTCCAGCATAATGATTATAAATTTGAGAACCTAAATTAAAAATATCTGTTTCTGATGTAACAATTTTTCCAGAAGAATTAAAAGGAGTTACTCGTGATTGAATATTTCTTAAAACTTCGTCTTTCAAACCCCACAAAAACAAATCCTTTTCTTCTCTATTAAATGTATTAAATACACCCATAAAATCATCAAAAGCGTTTTGATAATTTTGACCGCCCCATGTAGCATTGTTTATATTAGTATGAAATTGTCTTGCCATATTAGCAGCTGTTATCATACTTTCTCTATCAACTACTAAATTCCTTGCATCTGCAAAATTAGGAATAATATTATCCGCTAAATTAATAAATTGTGTTCTTAGTTTATATAAAGATGACACATCTTCATTATTTGCAAGTTTTTGAGATATTTGTTTATCTATTTGAACTTTTAAAGACTGTAATATATCTACATTACTAAAATTACCAGAACTTCCATAAGCATCTACTACGCTTTTAATTGCATCTGGCATTGCAGCTCTTAATGTAGGTCTTGAGTTAATAAATTGATACATCTCTGGATTAAAATTTAAATTATTTGCTATTTCTGTTGCATATTCAGCATAAAAAGTATCTTCATTAATATTTCTTTGTGCATCAGCTTCTAATTGCGGTCTCCTTCTAGTAATTTCTTCTTCTGGAATACCTTGTTGCCTTAATTGTCTAACTTGCTGATTAACTTGATTTCTTCTTGCAATATTAAGAGATGACTGAGAAATATTAGACTGCAATGAACTTCTTGATTCATTATATTTATTAAGAAACTGTCCTATAGTTACATTAGCTCTATTTTGAGGATTTATTCTTAATTGTTCATATGCTTGAGTAATGTTTTCATCTCTATTTTGAACCAATTCGTCTACATAACGAGAAAAAGATTCTTGCCTTGTAATTCTTTGGTCATTTAAAGACCCTACTATTCTATCTCTTGAGCCTACAGCTCTATTTTGATTAAAATTAATTAATCTATTAAATGCTTCATCTCCAGTCTGAACATTAATACCTTTATTTTCTAAAGCCAAACGTCTTGCTACAGGTAAAATTTCTCCAACATATCTTTGCGTATTAGAACGAATATCAATAGGAAGATTATTAGCATCCAAATTATTCATTTGTTGTATAAATTGTTCTGGAGTTAAATTTAAATTAATTAATAATTGGTCCATAACATCTTCTGGACTAAAATCTGTATTGTAATATCTTGTTAAATTATTATAAGTATTTATAGCCATAGGCTTTAAATTTTTAGCTGCTGCTATAGTTAAGCCACCAGCTAAAGGAAATCCTGCGCCAAATGCTAGTTTTGTATATGGTCCAGCTTCTTCTCCTGCCATCTCTAAACCAAATCCAGATAATCCACCATACCCAATGTCTTGTCTTGGGGTGCTAGATACAAATGAAGTTCCAATTCTGCCAGTTGTAGTTGTTCTAGGAATATTTAAACTTGATATATCTCCAGATAATATAGATTGTCTGTACGGACTTAAATATAATCTTTCCCCAGTTTTTAAAATTGCAGTATTAAATGCGTCTGTTGCTGCTAAACTACCTGCTCTTAACAAACCACCGCCTAAAGCACTTTCACCAGCTAACTCTGCTGTTGATAACAATGATTGAGGCACGTTTTGAGAAAAACGACCTTGAGGATACAAAGAAGCAAAAGTAGGCAAGTTTTTTCCAGTTGCTTGATATTGTAAATAATTGATTGGATTTCTAATAAGAACATCAGGAATGTTTGCCATTCCTCTTGCTCCAGCTTGAGTTAATTCTAATGTTCCTGCACCAATTTTATCCATCAAACTAGTAAATGCTCTAGGCAAAAATGGTCTTTCATTAAAAGGCTCAATTTGAGAGCGCTGTAAACGATTTTGACTAAATTGCTCTGGAGTCATTCCGCTGCTATCTAAAGGCGCTAAATATTCTTGATTATTTTGTGCCATAATTATTGAAATAATTGATTTGCTCTTGTTGCAGCTGTATTTTCATCAATAACAGATGTATTAAAATCTTTCATAAATTCACTATAAAAATTATATGGAGTTGATTCTCCAGCAGCAATACTATCTAATCCAACAAAAAATTCATTTGATAATCTTAATTTGTTTTCTACAATTTTTCTCATTTGAGCTAATATTGCTAAGTTTGCTTCTACTGTTTTATCAAGAGATGGTGCATTTTGTTCTAACCAATTATTTTCTCTATCAGATAAGGTTCCTGCAAGAGCATCTGCAAATTCTAATGTTAATCTTATAATACCAGTTTGTAATAATTCATATTCTGTTGCTTTACCAGTCTCAAGCAATCTATTTGCCCAAGACAAAGCAGGTCCAGTTAAATATCCTGTATTAACATCACCACTGTTTAATATAGCGGTCATATCGTCTATTACTGTTACTAAAGACGTTGCTTCATTTAAAACAATATCTGCAAATTGTTCATTGAATCTACTAATTCCTTCTGTAGCAAAAGTATTTAAAGCTTCTTGTGACATTCCAGCTGTTTTTTGAGCAATCCATTGTTCATTTGGCGGTATATATTTAATTTCATCAAAATCAGTACCCCATCCGCTTGCTCTAACTATTGTTGTAAATCCTGTATCATCATCAATGCTAGTTTGCACTTCATATTCAGGCATCAAAACAGAAGCGTCACCAGTTAATAAATATTGATTTTGTATATATGATGGCAATGTAATATCACCATAAGCATCTATATGGGATTGCCTTTGTAAACGTTCTTGTGATGTAGTAGCATTATTAATAGCTATATCGTAAAATTCATCTAATAATGTTGGGTCTTGCCCAACATCATAATCATCATACATTTCTATTGTATTAGCAAAATTATTTGGTAAATTTTCTATTAATCTATTTTTAGATTCACGACCTTTTTCTATTAATCTTTGTGATGTTTGTGAACCCTCAGAAGAAACAGAAACAATTTCATTATTTGCTATTCCGTATTCAATATTATATATGCTATCAGGCACTACATAACCTGTAAAATTAGGAAATCTATTTTTTAGTTGTTCGCCAGTCATTTGAATTGAAGCAGTTTGCTGCATTCGGTCTGGTAATGTTTCTGCAAGAAATTCACCAATACTAGGTGTTCCTGCTAAAGACCTAGCTACTGGTTCACTGTATCCATAAAGACCCATCAATAAATCAACTGTTTCTTGATTTTCCATTTGCTGACCAGTCATAATTTCCATAACATAATTTCTACTATCTGCCGTTCCAAAAACAGCAGAAGGACCGCTAGATTGTGCGTAATTAAGTAGTTGTTGTTCAGGTCCAGTTATTGTATTATTGTTTAATTTTGCTTCTAAAGTATTTATTAAATTATCATATTCGGATTGATATCTAGCATTTTGAACCTGTGTATCATTTTCTGCTAAATTATTTATAATTCCTCTGCCATAGTCAGGATTATCTCTACCAGATGCAGCTAATGATTGATTTCCAGTTCTTTGTAAAATAGTATTGTAAATCATCTGAGATTCTTGTTCTTTTTCTTGTTGCAAAGCTGCTTGCTGTTGCCTTGTGTTCATTCGATTTTGAACTTGTTGCTGTAAAGCAGTGTTTGGTCTTGTAGACATACCAGCAGTTCCAATAATTAAAGAGTCTACAAAGTTAGGATTTTTAAAAGCATCTGCAAGAAATCCTAGTATTCTACTTCCTCGTTCCCTTGTTGGCGGTTGAGCCGCTTGAGATAATATGCCTTGTTGTAAATTTCCCATTTGCATAGCAGAAGGCATACCAGTAATGCCTTGTGACATTTGTGGCATACTAGATGGTGTCATAGTAGTATTCTGCTGTGCTTGAGGTTGCACTATATTATAATCAAATAATCCATTTGCCATAACTATGGTGCCATTTGTGCAGCAGCATTGATTATGGTGCTAAAGTAATCAAAAAATCCTGGATTGTATTGACCTGTTTGAGTTCCTTGTCCAAGATTTGCTCCTTGTAATGCACCTTGCAATAATCCTAACTGTTGAGCTGGTGATTGCTGGAATCCTGCGTATTGCTGATTAAAGCTATTAATAAGCTGTTGTTGTAATGCTTGCTGTAATGCACCTTGTTGTGCCAAATCAAGATTTGCTTGTCTGCCCATACCAAATCCTAGATTAGCTATGTCAGCTAATTGACCAGCTGCTCCTAATCTTTGTTGCGCACCTTGTAAACCAGCTAATTGATTTAATCTTTGAGCTTCCATACCAGATTCTGCACCAAACATTCCTGCCTGTTGCTGTGCTTGTTGGTTAGCTAGGTTAGCTTGTTGTTGTAACTGAGCTGATGTCATACCAGCTTGCAATCCAGCTTGTTGATTAGCTAAAGCTGCTTGCATACGAGATGCAATATCTTGTTGCGCTGCTTGTTGTGCTTGTGTAAATCCTGCTTGTCTTAGTTGACCTGCTGTTCTAGCAGCTTGTTCTGCAAAAGCTCTATTGGTTTCTGCTTCTGCGATACCTTGTCTTGAACCACCAAAAGCACCAGCTCTTGTTGCTTGTGCGCCTAGTACGTTTTGTTGCATTTGCCTAGACCTTTCTAAATCAGAAAGAGTTTGACCAACAACTTGTGATTCGTAAGGATTCATGTAAGGACTTAGAGAAGTTGTTCCTAATTGTCCTGCTTGTACTTGTTGAGCTTGCAATGGAGCAACTTGACCTGTTTGAGCTGCTTGAAAGCTAGTAGGTGTAATTTGTTGCGGCTGAAAGCCTAAATTAGCAGCTGTTCCTAAACCTGCTGCTTGTATTCCTTGAGCTGCTGCTTGATTTATATTAAATGGCTGTTGTGCCATTCCTGCTGCTGTAGCCATATTACCTCATTACCCCGCGTTTGCTTTGCTTATAAGGACTTCCTGTATTGCTTAAATCAGGAACATTACCATCGTAAATTTCTTTTGGTGAAATTAAAGGTGGTCCTGCGGGTCGATAATCAGGCGAACTATAATCTGGCATACCAGTAAACTGCCTTGATATTGCTTGATATTGCTCTGGTCTTCTTTGAGCTAGTTCTCTCATAGCCATATCGTATAAATCACCTGAAGAATAACCAGATACCATGCCGTAGTCTGTTGCTTGTGGCATACCTGAAGTTACATCTGTAGGGGCTAGTAAACCAAATGCAGATGCTTGGTTGGCTATGTTTTGCATACCCATTTGTTGCATCGGTGTCAATGCTGCTACAGATGGTCCATAATTAGGAATAAATCCTATTCTTGATAATTGTTGACCTTGATTTATTAAATTTCTAGACGCTTGCTCTAAATATGGAGCTGCTCTGGTCTCTGATACTTGTCTTCCGCCTTTTCCACCACTCATATTAAAACTCTTTTACTAATGTTAAAAATGCAGGTTTCCAATCAAACCTTTCTAAAGCCTTTTTCCATCCCATCCTTCCAGATAGAGATAAAGCACTACATCCTTGCAACTTAGCCCATTCTATTACATCATTGTGCATATCGGTTAAACATTCTAGTTTTCCACCTGCAAGAAAGATATGTAAAACTTTTTTGCGTGGATAAACTATAATTTCCGTTACCAAACATCCTTGTTCAGCAGCCCATAGTTGCATATCACCCCTGATTATAGCATGAAATACATCAATAATTTCATGCGTATCCCCAGAATATGCTAAAGCATTTTCCATCCATTGCTGGCATCGTGTAAACTCTTTAACCGTGTATTCGTGCGATTGATAGAGTGGTTGCTGGCGAGGCTGGTGCGAATGCTGTTGCTGTTGTTGCATCTAATATTCCTGTTGTGTCGTCTACTGCCCACATAGCTTGCATGTAATCGTTAGCTTCTAGTTCAAATATAGCACTTCTTGATACTACGAGGGTAGTGCTATTTTGTTTTAATGAATTGAACATTGTTGATTTTGGTACATCTGTTCCATTGATTCTAGCCCAAAAATAAAAGTTTACTGAGCTTGATGTCGATGTTGACATCTGAGCCGAAAAGTTAAGTAGATATTCTCCAGCTTCAGAAAATACAATCTTAGTCGCATCCGTGCCATCGAGAGATATTCCCACAGCGTTACTAGGGGAATCGTATTGTATTGCGTAAGCAGTGTTAGCAGAAGCAGCGGTAACATTAGTAGAGCGAGATAAATATGCATGACCATCCTCAAGGATTATTTGTTTATAAACGCCGTCTCTAGAAACGACTGGGTATTTGTTTTCTCTATCCCAAAGAATGACACCATCGTCTGACGCTACTTCGTCTTGCGTTTTTTGAGTTAACTTATCTTTCGTTCTAACAAGATAACGACTTAGGCGTTGAACGTAGGTTTGCCATTTATTATCTGTCGGGCTTGGTGGTAACTCAATCACCTTCTGCCACCAGCTACCATATCAAGTCTTATAATGCCGACTCTCCAATCACCTAGCACTGAGCCTGTTACTCGCATCCTGAATTGTCTGCCAGTAAATCTTACATCTGTTGGATTAGTCATTGTATAAGGTCCGTATGAACGCTCGGTATCATTTGGATAGAATCTTGTCTTGAAGGTAGTTGTGACTTCGCCCTGAGTTCTTTCGTCAGGGATGAGTTGCGTGACAGACGTTACGTTATCTCCTGAACCAATAGCTAATGGTCCGCTTTCTGCAAATGGAGATACAGAGTCGTAGTTAAATCCTGTCTCATGCTCGTAAAAATGATTGTCTGATGCTTTTGCCCATAATGGTTGTTCAAATGAACCTGCATCGACACCTGATGTCCTGTCTAATTGACCGATAGACCATGTTTTTTCTGCATAGTTGTAAGTAACGTATCGGTCTATTTCATTTGATGCGTTAGAGCAGTAAAAGAACCATGCCTCTCCGTATCTTCCGTTAGTGACTCCCCAGCATTTAGCGTATTCGTTAGTATTAATATCACTAAAGATGTAATCATTGACATCACATGGCAGTTTATTGACTTGACCACCAGAATAGTAAAAGAATGACTTTTTGCCCATCCAAATAACGCCTAAATCGCTATTTGCAAAGGCTTTTTGCGAAACAATACCGCATGATGTGCCTACTTTCTGGAATCCGTAGACGTATGGCGGTCCTTGATACCTAGCTACATGAGCATCGTTGGTTGTTAGGATAAGCGTTTCACCTTCTGTCTTAACACCGCACATAATCTTGCCTGATGTCTCTAATTCAATATCACCCGCTTCGTTAGTTGCTGCTGGAGTCCATAATGTATTGTTTTCTCTATCGCACCATTGTACCTTTCTAGGATTGCCACCTGCTCCGAGAGCAAATAAGAACCTTTCTTCTGTAACTACGATAGCTTCATTATTAGTAGGTGCGTTTGTAACAACAGCTGCTGGCGTTCCTGTATTTAACTGCCATTCGTATATCTTGCCGTCATCCCTTGTGCATCCAACTAGGTACTCTCCCCAGTTATCTAATGACCATGTGGTAGCTAATGCTGGTGTTGAATCTTCAGCTCTTGGCTGTCCGTAGTATTCGTAACCATAGAATCCAGTACCGAATCCAAATTCTTCAGTAGTACTTTCTTGTCCTGCTGTAAATCC